TAGACAGGTGGAAAAACAAATGAAAACTATCACATCGTTAATCCTGTTTGCTGTGGCATTTAATTCTATTAATTATGCAGATATTTCGACTACAGCAGGAGTATGTCTTGTTGGTGGTTCTATCAAATCAGACAGTGATGTTGTTGTAGAAAAATACAAAAGAAAAGATTGTCCAGTATGCAAGGGTAAGGGCTGGTACATTAGCGGAGACGGTATAGCAAAAGTAGACTGCGGTTATTGCGAACCAGAACAACAGTCCAATTCTCATCAATCAAATAAAGACGACTGTTCCTCTTGTAGAACAGAAATCTTTAAGGGATAATGTTACGTTTTATTTGTTCATATTTTAACTTTAGTAATTCCAAAAAAGTTAAAAAAAACTATATAAAATTTCGAAAAAATTTTCCCTACGATCTTACCACAATAGAAGTTGCTCTGCCCGATCAAGAGTTTTTTATAGATGATAGTATAAAAATCACGGCACAAGATAATCAAATATTGTGGCAAAAAGAGAGATGTCTAAATATAGCAATAGAGAATCTGCCATCAAATACTGATAGTATAGCCTGGGTTGATACTGATGTTATTTTTCATAACGACAGGCTTTTACAAGATACAGAAAAGTCTTTATCTGAGTATAAGGTTGTACAACTTTTTGACCAATGTTTTGAAAAACCTAAAGTTAATCCATATCACAACAACTATGGAATAGGTAAAACATTGGTAGATAATCTTGACATAAAACTTCCAGCAATAGGATTTGCATGGGGCTTTAGAAAAGATATTTTATTAGATAATAAACTATACGATAGTAATCCTGTAGGAAATTCTGATGTATTACAGTTGCTTACATGGCTAGGAGTTTGGAACCATAAAACTATCATGGATTTGTCACCTGCATACAGAAAAGAATTTTTATTATGGGCATGGAATAGTTATGAAAAAGTACAAGGAAATGTGGGCTATGTCAATGGGACTCTTGAGCATATATACCATGGAAAATTATATTACAGAAAATATCATGACAGAAACAATATTTTATTGAAACACAACTTTATTCCATCCCAAGATCTAACCATAGACAATAATTTGCTATATTCATTAAAATATAAAACAAGTATGATTAGTGAAATATTGCAATATTTTGAGAGTCGAAAAAAACACGAATAATGGTGTATTATTTATCAGAAATATTACTATTAAAAAGGGTTTCATATGACCAAATTAGAATTAATAGGCCACAAGGTTTTATCCAAAACATCAATAGAACCAGAGCAAAAATTCGGCAGCATAATTGCATTATTGATGGTAATAAGCATATGTATCACCGCAATTAGAGTCATTCAAGAATGTGAAAAAAATAGAACTAGAGATATACATGGAGATGATCTAACCTCTTTTTACAGAGAAAAGTTTAAATATCTATCTCTTAAAAGGGGATGGTATACTAACTTGAGACTCAAAAAAATCATTAGACAACATATGGATATAGACAACTATAGATTATACAAAAATGAGTTGAAAGAGGCTATTTTAGAAACCAGTAAAGATTTGTCAGAAAAAGAAACGTATTCACTTATGGAGGCAGCCAATAATGATTAGTATTTTGATATGGTGTGTTTATGGTATTTTAGTAGGTTCTATAGCCAAGAGCATAGTGCCTGGAGAAGAAAGAATGGGCTTCTTTCAAACAATAGCGTTGGGTGTTGCTGGTTCTTACACTGGTGGAGCAATATCATATTTGCTTGGCATGGAAAATATGGTTAGTCCAAGCGGATTGATTATGGGTATCGGAGGTGCTGTAATAGCTCTTTTGGTATACAATAAGATAGTAAATAAATAATAGGAACACATAATAGGATGAAGATGGTACATAGTTACCACCCTAAATTTAGTGGTGGTATAGGAGATTTTCTAAGAGGATCTATTTATCTTTCAAATATTTGCCATAAGGAAAATATAGATTTTTACATAGATTGGAAACCTCATATAATGGGAAAGTTTCTATCAAATCCTAGAACCGTTCCCGATTATGACTCTGAATATGTTTTAGACATAGAAGAGATAACACTTAAAAAAATCAAACAAGAAAAATTAACACAACAACCGCTAAATATTTTATGTAAAAATACTATTGATGATATTATCAAAGAACAGAAAAAACTCCCAGAAGAAACTTTGGCAATATCTTCATTTTATTTAGATATAGACTATGAAAATGCTAGGCAGTCAATAAAAGATTATGATATCCCTCTACACTCCAAAATGCTGCTGCAAAAAAGTCTCAGACCACACATTAACATCAAAAATGCTTACAAAAAAAATATTGGCAATAAAGATCATTACGGAACTATTCACTTTAGACTAGGAGACAGACAAACACTTCCTAATATAAATCAATGTCTAGACAATATCCCACAAAGCATAAAGAACAATAGCAACTTAAGATGTGTTGAGCCAGATTTTGAATTTATCTATTTTTTGATCAAAAGAAATCTTAAACAAAATAATTTGGATTATATTGTTTTATTATCAGATTCTAATGAATTAAAAAAATATATAGCCAAAGAAAATAATAATAAAATTATTATTCCTCACTATAATAGTAATCACTCTTGTCAATCTCCAGGTCTTTTAAAATACACTAAAGCATACTCTCATGATTTTTCATATGATCAAGCTAGGTGGGGTGCTTTAGATTTAGAGATTCTTATTAATAGTCAAAAAAATATTTCTTACAGTATTTATCAGTGGGGTTCTGGATTTAGTGTGTGGCCTAGTAAAATCTTCGATATTCCTATAGAAATAAGGGAACTACCGAGTGTGGAATAATCATTATAGATGGATCTTTGTTCACCTGGAAAAATGCGCTGGAACAAGTATAGAATACACCCTCTCCGTTAGACAGCCATCGTCAACAGGGATTAATAATAATTTTTTACGCCATAGAACAGCACGACCATTTGTTCGTTGCCCTAGTCAACATTGGGGTGTTAAGGACTATGCTGATAAAGCCAACCTTAATCTTTCAAATTTTTTTATTTTTAGTTCCATTAGAAACCCTTGGGATAGGATGGTTTCTTGGTATTATCATCTACTTAGACACAATACAAAGTTTATAGAAATAAAAGAAATACGCAGCCTCACTGATTGCATTGTTAAAAATCAACAAAGAATCCGAAATATGTCTGCTAAAAATAGATTTTGTATAAACGGTAAAAATTATATTGATCACATTATAAAAGTAGAAAATTTTAAAGAAGACACAAAAAATCTGTATAAAATTTTACACATCAAAAATATAGATATGCATATAAATCACGATACACAAAGACCGAGAAGTATACCATATCAAGAATATTATTCTCCAGCTCTGCGAGATCTATTAGGAGAATTAATGGAATGGGATATTCACACCTTTAATTATGAGTTCTAGAATGTCAGATAATAAAATACCAGTTTTCTACCATATTCCTAAATGTGGAGGCACATATGTTTTAACTAAGTGTGCTACAATAATTAGAGAAAACAAACAACCTATGGGAAGTTTGATGGTAACAGCACCAAATAAAAAAGAAATAATGTTCAGATGCTATATTAAAAATCTCTTTCCTAATAAAACAATATCTTATGAAGAAGGATGCTTACAAGATTATATTGACAATAATGATATAGTTTTGATAATCATAGAATCAGAAGGAATCCAATATAGAAAACAAATATTAAAAAATATCAGTAATATTTCTGAATTTATGATAATTAGACAACCTCTACAAAGGCTATATTCTCTTTATAGATATCTATCGTGTGATGCCTCATCCCATGAAATATCTCAAATAGACATAGAAGACAAAACATTTACTCAATACATAGAAAATAAAAACTATGGAACAAATTGGATAGCTAAACAATTTACCTCTCAACAAAATGATAAGCATATTCTTTTAGAAGAAGTAATAGAAAATCTTAGACATATAAAAATTTATGATATGAATCAAATAGAAGTTGCGATAGAGCAAATTTTCGATATTTGTTATCCTGCATTTGATACTTCTAAGTTCAAAAAAGATAAGATTAACAGAAATGAAAACTCCCATAAACATACTTTGCTATCCGATGAAAATCTGTCTAGTGAAACTCTCAGACAGTTTACAGATGATAACAATTTAGACATAGCTCTGTATAATAAATACTGCATATCTGGACTGACAACACAATTAAATAAATATAGATGGTATCACAAAATAAAAATAAATGAAAATACATATACTCCCGGAGAAATGTCCACAAACCGCTGCACCGTCAGGCATTTTGACTTGGTAGATTTTACTGACAAAAGAGTTTTAGATATTGGCTGTAGAGATGGTTTGCATTCTTTTGAGGCTGAAAAAAGAGGAGCTAAAAGTATTTTAGGTATTGATACTTGTCTTAGTTTAGGATCTACTGAATTCCTTATTCCTTACATGAATAGTAAGGTTTGTATGAAAGAAAAAAGCCTATATGATATAGAAGGCAAATATGATATCATTATTTTTGCAGGTGTCTTATATCATCTTAGATATCCTTTCATGGCTTTGAAGAAAATATCTGAAGCATTAGTAGAAGGTGGCATTTTAATACTGGAAACAGCAATATGGGATGAGAATTCAGACAAAGCATTATTATGGTGTCCAACTTCTGAAGACTCTCCATATGAATCTTCTAGCGTCACCTTTTTTAACCATAAAGGACTAAAAGATAATTTAATTATGTTCAATCTTTATCCAGAACTCAGAATACCAAAACCGAAAAACACTCTAAATATTCGTCGTACAAGCATAAGATGTGTCAAAAAAACAGATCAGAACGAAAGAAAAATAAAAACACAAACATATTGGGACGGGAATTTTCACAAAACATGGCAAAAATAGATCAGATTTGACAAGCCCTACTGCAACCACTACAATATGCCCATGAGACCAGACTGGACAGATTATTTTTTAGGATTAGCCAAAGCTGTTTCGCAACGTAGCCATGATATACACACTCAGCACGGTTGCGTGATCACAGATAAGCAGCACCGAATATTGGGTGTTGGATATAATGGTTTCCCAAAAGGTATGGATGATTCAACCCTACCTACTTCTCGTCCAGAAAAATATCACTGGATGATTCATGCGGAAAGAAATGCATTATCCAATTGTGTTATTCGTCCAGATAATGGCAGGGCATATATCACTGGTCAGTCTTGTAATGATTGTATCATGGCCTTATGGCAAGAGGGCATTACGGAAGTAGTTATGGCAGATAGTCACGGAACAAAACTTTTTGATAATGATGCAAAAAACCGCTTTGATTTATTTGTTGCACAAACAGGAATTAAAATCACCAGATATACACCAAACCTAGATTGGATAAAGCAAATTAGATAAGTAGAGTTTTGCAATTAGTAGTAAAGATTAGGTGTATTTGAGTACATAAACATTATTTATTTTCGGCCCTTGCTTACTCTAACTTATGATTTATCATATATGTATGACCAAATCAATTCTTTATTCGGGCCAAATCAGAAATAGAAAGTCTTAAGGAGATATTATGTCGTCGTTAAATGAGCTTCAAAATTATACCTTTGTAAGTAAATATGCTCGTTGGATAGAAAAAGAAAACCGTAGAGAGACTTGGAAAGAAGCTGTTGATCGTGTTAGAGAAATGATGCACACAATGTATGACGACAAGGCAATTAAGGAGGATATAGATTGGGCTTACGACCTCATGTTTAAAAAGAAGGTACTGGGAAGCCAAAGAGCCCTTCAGTTCGGCGGAGATCCAATCCTGAAGCGTCATGCAAAGATATATAACTGCACAAGCTCATATTGTGATCGTTTAAGATTCTTTCAAGAGTGTTTCTGGTTGTTGCTTTGCGGTAGCGGTACTGGTTTTAGTGTGCAAAAACACCATGTAGCTAAATTGCCAAATCTTTCATCAGAAAAAAAAGATAAGAGAAAAGGTGTAAAATATGTTATAGAAGACAGCATTGAAGGCTGGGCTGATGCATTAGGTATTCTATTAAGCTCATATTTTAATAAGCCTAGCGAAACACGCTTTGCAGAATATAAAGATAAGTATGTTGTCTTTGATTACAGTAATATTCGAGAAAAAGGATCTCAATTATCTTCTGGTGTTGGCAAGGCCCCAGGTTTTGAACCACTACAAAACGGCTTAGAAAAAATTAGAGAACTCTTAGACAAGTGTATTGAGAATGGCCAAAAAAAGCTCAGACCGATTGACGCTTATGATATTATTATGCACAGCAGCGATGCTGTACTATCTGGTGGGGTGCGTAGAAGTGCGTCATTAGCACTATTTAGTGCAGATGATGATGAAATGGCAAAAGCTAAAACTGGTAATTGGTATATCGACAATCCTCAAAGAGCAAGAAGCAATAACTCTGCACTGCTATTAAAAGATGACACATCCTATGAAGATTTTAAAAATCTTATGGAGTCTGTTAAAGAATTCGGTGAGCCAGGGTTTATCTGGAGCGATTCTACAGAAATGACTTTCAATCCTTGCGTTGAGGTAGGTATGTGGCCTGTTGATGAAAAAACAGGTAAGTCAGGATGGCAAGGCTGTAATCTTTCTACTATCAATTGTTCCTCTGTAACAGATGAAGATGATTTTTATGAAAGATGCAAAGCAGCGGCTATTATTGGAACACTACAAGCGGGATTTACTGATCTAGATTATTTAGGCGAAGTAAGCAAGTCTATCTTTGATCGAGAAGCACTATTAGGTGTTTCATTAACTGGAATTATGGAAAAACATGATCTAGTACTAACAGAAAAAGTTTTAAAAGCTGGTGCAAAAATCGCTGTTGATACCAACAAAGAGTTGTCTAAAAAAATTGGCATTAATCAAGCAGCCAGAGTCACCTGTTTAAAACCAGAAGGCACTAGTAGTTCTATGCTTGGTACAAGTTCTGGTATTCATCCACACCACGCCAAGAGATACATTAGACATGTTCAGGCTAATATCCTAGAACCTCCTTATCAATATTTCAAGAGTTATAATCCACAGGCTTGTGAAAAGTCTTCATGGTCTGCCAATAACACTGATGAGGTTATTAAATTCCCCATCGAAGTACCAGATGGCTCAAAATTAAAAAATCAATTACCTGCCGTAGAAATGCTGGCAGTGGTCAAGGATACACAAAAGAATTGGGTTCAATCTGGCAAAAACAGATCATTATGCACTCAAGAGTTTCTTAGTCATAACGTTAGCAACACAGTAACTGTACAACCAGATGAGTGGGAAGAAGTTACTAAATACATTTACAATAATCGTAAATATTTTGCAGGCATAAGTCTCATTCCACAGAGCGGAGATAAAGATTATCCACAGGCTCCATTTACAACTGTATATACTAGCAGGGAAATAGTAAAAGAGTATGGGGATGCAGCACTGTGGTGTTCTGGTTTAATAGAACTCGGATTAAATGCTTTTGACAATAATCTGTGGGCGGCATGTGATTATATTACTTTAAATCAAGAAACAGATAAAGATGGCGATGATAAGAAATTATTCTCTCTTAAAATGAGGAGGTTTGCTAAAAAGTATTTTGATGACGATATTAGAAGGCTGACCTATTGCATGAAAGACGTATATAATTGGAAAATTTATACTGATTTATACGATAGTTTTACCAAAGTGGACTATACACAACTATTAGAAACAGAGGATAATACCGTAGGGATTGAAGAAATTAGTTGTGCTGGTGGCGCATGTCTAATCTAAACATTTCCTGATAAGGTGCATATCTTGAGAAAAAGAAAAAAAAGAACTAATAATACTAATAAAAGCTTTAGCGTTTTAGACAACAAAAAAGACGGTTTTGAAAAGCCAGAAGAAATAATCGTTGGGTTTAAAAATAGATTAAAACCAAGAAGTATTAATCAAAAAGAATATATTAGAACAGTAGCAGAAAACACCATAACATTTTGTCAAGGCGTTGCTGGTAGTGGTAAAACACATATTGCTGTTGGTATGGCTTTGGAATACTTGATTGAACACAAGGTTAAAAAGGTGGTTATTACAAGGCCTGTTGTAGAGGCTGGAGAAAAACTAGGCTTTTTACCAGGGACAGCTGAAGAAAAACTACATCCTTATCTATTACCTCTTTTTGACGAGATTAATCATTTTATTTCTAATCAACATAGAGGCAAATTACAAAGTTCTCATCAGATAGAAATCGTACCTCTTGGTCTTATGAGAGGAAGAAGTTTTCATAATGCTTTTATAGTTGCAGATGAATGTCAAAACGCTTCATATGATCAGCTGAAAATGCTCTTGACAAGAATTGGTATGGACAGTAAAATGATCCTTACCGGGGATACCGAACAGTCAGATTTAGAATATAGAAAACAGGGTGGTTTCGAAACGATCATAAATAAACTTCAAGATACTAATAGTATCGGTTTTTCATCTCTTGAAACCACAGATATTGTTAGAAATCCGATTATTGCAGACATCGTCTATAAACTACAATGAGCCATAAAAATTGCTTAGTATTAAATTCTGACTATACGCCAATAGGCATTATAGATTGGCGTAAAGCCATGATATGGTCTTTTAGATATAGTAGTGGAAACTATTCTAGTATAGATATAATAGAATATCATGATGAAGATATTATTGTCAGTTCTAGCGGACCAATGAACATCCCATCAATAATTAAAACAACACAATATTTCAAGATATTTAATAAGAGAGTTAATTTTTCAAGAAAAAATGTATTCATTAGAGACGACTTCACTTGCCAATATTGTGCCACTAAACTACCAATAAATAAATTGACTTATGATCATGTGATCCCTAAATCTGTTTGGAAAAATGAATCAAGTCCAACATGTTGGGAAAATATAGTGACAGCATGTATCAAATGCAATTTGAAAAAATCTAACAAAACTCCTACTCAAGCAAATATGCCACTCAAAAGAGAGCCTTTTATTCCGCAAAAAAGTTTGAAATACTTGCCATTGTCCTATCAGTTGAATACTATACTGAAAGACTTTCCCCAACAGTGGTATGCTTATATAGGAGATTTGATAGGATAATGCCAACTTACAGCTATTATTGTAAGCATTGCGATTCTACATTTGAGCTTTTCTTTAGCATTAATAATTACAAAGAAAAAGCGAGGTGCGAAACCTGCAAAAAAACTTGCACTAGAGATTATATTGAAGATGTTTTAAGTCAGTCAGCTTCTGTCAAAAAATCCGATAGCGAACTAAAGACTATAGGAGATTTAGCCAATCGTAATCGTGATAGATTTTCAGCAGATGAGAGAGCTGCACTAGATAAAAAACATAATGAGTATAAAGATCAAGAACTTGCTAAAGAACTGCCTAAAGGCATGTCTAGGATGAAAAAATCAAATAAAGTAAAGTGGAGATAAATATGTCAGACGACTTAGATTTTACGTTAGACCAATCACGAAACAAACCTGTGTCTCATGAGGATGAGTTCTATACATTATTTGGTATGGAAGATTATGTAGACGACAACGGCAACACTAGACAAAACAAGCAAGATAAAAAGACTTATGCCAAACGAGTGGACGGGAAATGTCTTGTTAAGATAGGTATAGATGGCAGAGTCTATAATCCTCTTGGATTATTCTCTGAGGGTAATGCTAATAAAACACTCGCAAAAGTAGGTAAAGATCAGTATAGCTTTAAGAGAGTTAATAATAAAGTCTTCGATCTTTACATATCTTTTCTAAGAACCAAAAATATTGCGTGGTTAAACAATGCTAATAGGGAGTTATTATGAGATTAAATAGATCGCAGAAGTATGCTATTCAGTGGATGGTTCAAGAAGGCAATGATATTACACAAATTGTCAAAGAACTAAAAATTCCTACAGATGCAGTTAATAAGTTTATCGAAAAGAACTGTAAACCAAATAAGGAAAACTCAGTAAAAACTACATCATCTCGTATAAAAGCTAAAGATTTAATGATTAATAAGACGGCAGAAAAAGGAACACATAACGTTGCTATTATGACTAAGGAAGCTTCAGAACTAGCAGATGATTTCAAGAAAAAGATACCTCCCCAATCTAGTCGTCACTCTGCTAACATTCATAGGATTAATGAATAAGTATATTTCCAAGTACTCTAACAATAAGGAAGTGAGTGCTGCTCAATACATTACAGAAATAATATGCGAGCACTATGCTAAAAAGAATAAGTTGGATTTACACTATCGGTTTTGGACGCACAAAGATTGGGCTTCCTATTACAGAAACCAAATAGGGACAGCAAATAAATTATTAAAGAAGTATGACTGTAGAGCGATTATAAGAGCTTTAAATAATCCCAAAAGTTCAAAAATTTATTCCTTGAGGGCTCCACACCTAACAGCTATTATAGAAAGTGAGCAAACCAGGATTGAATCCGAAAATACTCAACTAAATAACAATTATGAAAGAAAAGACCATAATACATATCTGACAGGGAAAGCCAAAAAGAATATTATATCCAAGTTGAAGGAATTAGAATGACTATGACAAAAGAAAAACCAAAGAAAAAAGCTAGTGGATTGGCAGCAGATTTAGAAAAAACTTTCGGGGTAGATATTCTGAGGTCTGGAAGTTCAATCAAAGAGAAAGAGGTTCTTACAATACCACTCAGTCCATCTTTAGATATGATTTTAAATGGGGGAGTACCAGAAGGAAGTTTTGTTGTTTTGACGGGACAGCCCAAATGCGGGAAGACAGTAACATCTCTCAGCTTGGCCGCTACAGCATTAGACCCAAAGTACCAAGGAAATCTAGAGAAACCTAGACATGCGTACTACCTAAACATCGAGGGTAGGCTGAAAAAGCGAGACATAGAAGGAATAAAAGGATTAGACTTAGATAGATTTACTTTAATAGGTTCTACTCAGGGTAAAATTCTACACGCAGAAGAATATCTTCAGATTGCTGAACGCATAATTAACGAAGAACCTGGAAGCATTGTAATCATCGACTCATATTCTGCCTTATGTACAGAAGCAGAAATTACATCTGATATGAGCAAGATGCAAAGAGCAGACGGAGCAAAATTACTAGCTAAGTTTTGCAGGAAAGTGGCTAATGTTATTCCGGTTAATAAAAATATTGTTGTGGGTATTACTCATTTGATGGGTAACCCTACGGGATATGGAGCAGAATTTAAGGAAAAATCTGGTCAAGCTATTGCATATCAAACAGACATTAAATTAAGGGCTAAAAAATTCTCTCCTTGGCTTCTTGGTAAAGAGAATACTCAAATTGGACAAGAAGTAGAATGGCAAGTTATATGCTCTGCACTTGGGCCTCCAGGAGCCATCACTACTAGCTATATTAGATATGGAGAAGGTATTGATAAGGGTATGGAATTATTTAATATGTGTGTAGACATTGGATTAATTACTCAGGCTGGTGCTTGGTATACATTCAATACGGTTGATGATAATCCTAAATTTCAAGGTGCTGAAAAAGCTAGAGAATTTTTAATGCACAATCCTGAAGTTTATAATTCTTTACTAAAAGAGATTAACGAAGCATTGGGAATATAATGGATATTATTGATTTAGATGAGAATATCAGAAAATGGTCATTAAAAGGATATGTTTCTAAAGCCACAGCAACCAATAAATCTAGTAACCATATCAAAGCTAGAAAAATGTTGCATAAAAAATATCCTACTTTGCAAATATTGGAAGAGGTCTCTATACCAATAAACAGAAAAGAAACCTTGTACTTAGATTTCTACATACCTATGATAAAAAAGTGCATAGAAGTACACGGCGAACAGCACTATAAGTTTGTGCCATTTTATCACACTAACAAACTAAACTTTTTGAAAGCACAGAAAAAGGACAGACAGAAAAAAGAATGGTGCGATAAGAATGCAATATCATACATAGAGCTGCCCTATAATTTAAGCACAGAAGAATGGGAAGAAAGACTAAATGAACACTAAAGACAAAGTGAAAGAATGGGACGATATCCTAGATGAATACGAAAAAGGTATAGGGCTACCTCAATATAAAGGTGATCAATTTGCTAATGAAGAATTAGAGCATTATTTTTCTATGGATAGAAAAGTATTAGAAACGATGACTCCACAAGACTGTGGAGAAATAGCATACAGATTAGGTCAATTTAGTTTCCATATCCAAAGGAGTCTCAATAGAGAATTAGCTAGATGTAATTGGGCAGAAGAAAATATTAAAGAAACAATAGCTGATGAAATCAATTCATATAAAGGATATGGCTATATTGAAAAATCTTCTCAAGCAATTAAACACAATGACAATGCCAATGCATTAAATAAAATTAAAAAATATGCCAGAATGAGAGCAGACAGACTGCAATATATGGCCAATGGAATCAAAAATCTCTCAGACATTCTGCTAAATATACAAAGGAATAAGGTGAGAAATGAGCAATAAAAAAGAAACGGTTGAACAAATCTATAAGCTGCTTATGGCTTTGGTTGATGATGACGAAGAGCAGGCCACAGAAGAAGAGAAGCCTAAGAAGAAATCAACAACAAGCAAAAACAAGAGAGTAGCCAATAGCAAAAAGACTAAGGCTGTTTCTACAAACAAATTCGATAGTATGCCAGAAAGAAATATGTTTAAAGAAGACACAGTGATTGACAAAAAACTTAGAGTGATTGATCCCTGTCCAAGAACCCGTTCATTCAATACTATTGAGGTAGCCTGTCGTGTATGCGGCAAAAAGGAAAATCTCAACCCGGTATTAGTTAATGAGCCAACAAGGTATAAATGCAATGGATGTTCTAGGTCTGGAGGGTGATTTATGAGTCTCAGTGATACCGCTGCTGAAAGAGCCGTATTGTCTGGAATTTGCAAATACGCTGACAATATTTATTTGGAAATTTCTGATCTTATTGATGCCGAATGTTTCACTATAGATAGTAATAAGCTGATTTTTGAGTGT